CCGGTATGTCGATATCGCATGCCGTCGATATGAAGTATTTCGCGCTGAGCGAATTACACACCTTTCTCATGACTCCGCCTATCTGGGCAGTCATGTATCCTAGTTTCTCGTAAATTTGCGATTGAAACTTAGATTCGATTTCTGCGTAATTTTCGCAGAAAACATTCGCCTTGGAAGAGATATTGACCTTCTTCCGATTTACTATGAAGCCCAACTGCTCTTTCAGATGGATTTCGTAATGAGGGTTGTCGGCTGATTTGTAGCTCGTCAACGAATCGTCACTACGCACGACAAATTTGTCTGCGTTAGTCATTTTTAAGATTAAGTAGTGTATGACACTACTCATATAATTCAGGTTGCCAAGCCCAAAACCGCGCTTGCCAACAGGTACAGCCTCCCCGTTTACCCACAGGGTGGCATTCTCTAGTTGTTCGGCCAAAGTGACCCAACCAAACGGAAATCGCTTTTCTGCTTCTTCGCAGAAAATCCTGATCAAGTAGACGGGGAACGTTATTCCCCATTTCTTCAAATCGCCCATGACATAAGTATGATCATGAGCGTATCGAAAGTGCTCGGCATAGCCGTCGTGCTCCATATCGCCGTCTGGAATCTCAGGGACATTCCGGATCATTCTACGCGTAAGTATTTCGAAGTACTTAAGCTTCGCTCTAGATTCAGGGGTATTAACCCAAGAATCTCTATAGTTGGAGGTTGATACGTTTATCAGCGTCCTTTTAAACTGGAATGGTTTATCATCCATTTCATAACCGGATCGGACCTCCTGTCGGAGCTTCGAACTTTCTGCTGGTTGCCCACGCTTGGCGCAACTAACGTTCTGGAAGCGAAAGAATTCTTTTTCGCTAACGAAACTATCGAGTTCATCTCTTGATTCGATGAACTCGCGAGCTACAAGTCTGAAGCGCTCTGCTTCAGTCTTACTATAATGGAGTGGAATTTGCGAGGCTTTCCAGTCTTCTGGGTCGTGTCTATCCATTGGAAAGATACGCTCTGAAGGAATTGCTCTGAAGTCATCTTCAGAGTATTCTGAGAGATCTTCGAACGCCCTGCGTTCGGAGTTATAGAATGGGCTTTGCCCTTCTGCAGTCTTTTCGATGAAGGTCTGCAGCTTATAGAGCTTGATTCCGTCAGTGAAATCAACGCCAAATTTATCGTAAGCCTCTAGCAGGTTTTCGAATAATCGGAGACTTAGGACGCGTCCGTTTGTCTCGAAATAGACCCCGTATGCAAAAAAGGCAAATTCGAGGTAACTCTGACCGATCTGCGCCATGTACGCACTTTCGGGATATTCGGCTCTAAGATGAAACATAGCATAGAGAGCAGATTTAAAGAGACCCCCGTCAGGGAACTCTTCAAATAAGGGAGTTATGAACTCAGAAGCATATCTCCTTCGCGGAATCCTATCCTCCGGTGAGAGTAGGGTGGAATGCAGAACGAGATTCTTGCTAAAGGACCTCGAGATATTCTTCCTATCTCTCAATGAGAGACGCAGGAACCCTAAAGATGGTATATCGTACTCGGATATACCTTCAGCAATCCTAGCAGCAGATTGTGCGTGCTTGGAGAGAAAAGCGGTGACTGACGAATTCGTCAGACCCGGACCTAAGTCTATGCGATCATCGAGTCGCATTGACGACATAGCATGACCAACTATTGAGTTGATCATCTTTGAGCGGGTAAAACCGCGGCTGACACCTGCGAGGGGTGGTAGCTATTAGCTCTAGCGACCTTAATTAAGGAAGCTAGGAATCTGGTGAGCCG